TAAAGCTTTTGAAACAAAAGTTGAATATGAATTTGTTGTTTGGACCATACAAAATAGGTTTGCTAGGCAGCAAAAACAATTATATGACATCGGTTTAGTTTCTGCTGAGGCATTGATTAACGAAATCACTAGAGTCAATAAACCGTTGTCTGGAAATTCGGAAAGCATTGTAAAAGATTTAGTTACTAACTTTTTAAAAACAGATAAGACGGTATATTCTGAGGCATCTAAGTTTGAACTTAAGATGATCGCAAACAGAAAAAGACCATTTGATCTTATCGCTGATGTTGCGGTAAAGAGTGTTTCACCGCAGACAAATTACACGTCAACTAATTCTGGCAATACAAATCAATCAGAACAGCAAATTAAAGGATCTGGTGGATTTTTCTTTTGGGAATCAAAAAGAGGGTATAATTTCTTTGCCGTTGATTCTCTATGTGCTGATGAAAAAAGTAAACTAAAATCAAAGAAATTGGATTCCCCTTCTTGGGGACAATATGTCGAGAGGTTGGGAAATCAAGAGGGAGGAGACACTAGATTTCAAATTTTAGAATCAAATTTTGAATCTGAGATTAACTTACTTTCATCTTTGCGTAAAGGCAAGTATTCTAGTATGATGGTGTTCTTCAATCATTCTACTGGACAGTATGAAGAATATGTCTATAAGATCAAGGATAGTTATGACAACATGGCACATCTTGGTGGACAAGAAGGAATTACGTTGATTCCCTCAAATCAGATTGAATTATCTGATTACCCAAGTAGAATCATGTCTGTATTCTTAGATCACGAATCATGGTATAACGAAGCAAAACCTGCATCACCAGATCCAAAAGATGGAGGAACAGACCCTACCAAATTTGCTGACTGGCAGAAGTTTTATTCAGCACAATCTTTAGCAAGATATCAATTGCTAAAAAATCAATTATGTACTATAGTAATTCCTGGTAATCCAGATATTTGTGCTGGTGATAAAATTGATATTAGATTAGTCAACAAAGTTGGAACAGTTGATGGTAGACAAGAACCATTTGATCCAGAAAGTAGTGGTGTGTATTTGATTTCTGAAGTAGCACATTTTTATGACACCACACAGGGTCCTGGTGGAAAATTCACAACAACTCTCAGACTAATGAGAGATTCATATGGTTTAAAAGATAGACCGTCAAACCACGGCACTAAATAATCACAGGAGGTACTACACATGGACAGCATCGAACAGCATATTGAGAAGGATAAAGAGATTCTCCAGAATCCTTTGACCTCTCCACAACAACGTCGCCATATTGAAGGCGAACTGCATGATCTAGAAGAGTATGTTGAGCATCACAAGAAAGAAATTGAAGAAGGAGATCATCACGATCCTACACCACTCGAACTCTATTGTGATCAAGAACCAGGAGCACCAGAGTGTAAGTTGCATGACAACTAATTAGTATGGATCAAATATTATCACAGTTAATCCCAACTCAGCGTGTTGGATCCGATGGATTTAACTGGTGGGTAGGACAAGTCGAAGCTACTGCTGAAGAAGATAAGAAAAATAAAGGCGGATACCGTTACAAGGTACGTATTGTAGGAGATCATCCTCGTAGTGATGAGATCTTACCTACGGGAGACTTGCCATGGGCAAATGTGATGATGCCAGTCAATGTACCCTTCCTCCCTGGAAATACAGGTGGTGCACATCCACAACTTGTTAAGGGATGTTGGGTCATTGGTTTTTATATGGACAATGAACGACAGAAACCTATTATTATGGGTTCTATCGGTCAGACTCCTGGAGCAACTACTGTTGTTAGAAACCGCAGACCTGATACTGAACCACTAACAACTGCTTTACCAGCAAATTTAGATCCATCGACAGATGGAAGACCACCAGCAGAAAATCCTGAAGGTGGAGAAGGAGAATCAAATAAAACAACTGGTCCTTTACCTGATGGATCTTCAAATGAAGAGGGTCCGAAGGTTCCAGTACCACCAAGAATGTTGAGTGGTCAAGATGATGAGAAGTGGTGTCAATCTGTTGCTGAGAAATGCGACAAGCAAAATCTAACAGATAAGACTAAAATTTTACTAGGTGAATTTCTAGCAGAAATTCAAAGAAATAATGGTAATATTGGAACTTACTATGTTAGTCAAGTAAGTGGATCAATTAATAGTGGTATTAGCACCGCTAGAAAATATGTCAACAAATTCAATAAAGTAGTAAGTCATTTTGTCGCAAAGGTCAAGGGATTTATTATTGAGAAATTGACCAATGGCGTTAAAGATTTAATTAGAGCATTACTATATCCATCTGAAGAAGGAAACGCATTAACACCAGTTACCGAGTGGTTTAACAATCTTCTAAAAGATCTGGGATGTAAGATGGCAGATCTTGGGGAACGTTTAGCTAGTTTCCTAACTAATGTCTTAATGGGTCTAGTAAATCAAGTATATCGAGCAGCAGCATGTCAAATCGATACACTTGTCAATGGCATTATGTCAAAAATCAATGAGTTGATGGAAAGTGTCCTTGGCAGCATATTAGGACCTCTACAAGCAATTCTTGGTGCTATTGCTGGTCCATTGAATATTTTGGGTGGAGCAATCAATTTTGTATTGAATCTCCTTGGCATTTCTTGCTCTGGTCCTGGAAATGAGTGTGCAAAATATAAGCAAATCTGTACTGACGGTGAAAAGAAAGACAAAGATGATGAGAAGGGTGATGATTTCTTAGATGGATTGTTGGGTAGTATTGATAATTTATTCCCAGCAACTGGAGCAGACTACAATCAGTACACTTGCCCTGATGCTTACAAAGGATCGTCTTTGTCTATTACAACGGTTGGATTTACTGGAGGAGTTCCTCGTACAGGGACTTCTATTACTAAGAAACCAAAGTTTGTCTATACTATCAATGATATTCAGGTAGAAGAAGGAGATACCGCTATATTTGAAGTTACTAGAACAGGAACTATAGAACAAGCATCTTCTGTCAAGTATAAGACATCTAAAAAAGGAACTGCAAAACCAGATGAAGATTATCTTCCAGAAAGTGGAATCTTGGGATTTGCCCCTGGAGAAACCGTAAAAACTATTAGTATCAGAACATTCTACTCTGTAGAAAAAGAAGGTCAAGAATCTTTTTATGTGGTTCTTAGAAAAAATTCTCCTTTAGGTGGTGTTGGATCTTTATTTACTAAAAAGATTGGTCGATGTACAATCGTAGAACGTGATGTGAAAGAAAGTGGAACTAGATACAATCCAAAAGATAGCAATCCAATCACAGACTTGCGCGATGCTTTCCCATCAGATTCTGTAGATGTTCCTAACACAGGAGACGACACTACTGGAGGTGATACTGGTGATACTGGAGAGGGATCTGGTGGTTCTGGAGGTGGTGGCGATACTGGTGATGGTGGTACTGGAGATACCGATACTGGAACAGTTGTTGTTCCATCTTACACAGTAGTTGCTAATAAAACTTCTGTTAATGAGGGAGATTTTGTTGAATACACCATTTCTACACAGAATGTATCTAATGGAACATATGCTTATTATACTTTGAGTGGAGAAATTGATGCGGAAGATATTATAGGTGGAGAAATTTCTGGTGAATTTGTTATTAATAATGGTGGAGCTAAAGTAACTGTTGGTATTGCTGAGGACGCTTTGGACGAAGAGGAAGAACTTCTAACGTTCACTGTTAATGGAACAGGTGCTACAGTAGATGTTTTAGTAACACCTGTAGATGAAAATGATGCACCACCCGAAGATGATGGTGAAGGAGATGTACCAGAGACAGTAGTAGAAGAATTTGAAGTTCCTGTGGTTGACCCAGCAGAAATCATTACTGATGAGAACGGTGGGATTATTGATATTCCAATTAGTAGCCCAGGAGATCCATGGGCAGAACCACCATACGTATTTGTTGGTGGAGAGGGTATTGGTGCCGTAGCAACTCCATTGTTAGATCAGGATGGATTCATAACGGAGATTCGTATAAAAGCACCTGGATATGGTTATAAACTAAATCGTGCTAATGATGCGGGCGTTCGTTGTATTGTAGATACTTTCACTGTTATCAAACCTGGACAAGGATATACTTCAGTCCCTGACCTCTATGTTAATGGAGAATTAGGAATTGCTGAAGCAATTATCAATGATGATGGATTTGTTATTGGTGCTAGAACTTTAAATAGAGAACTTACATTTGAAAAATTCCCCACCATTGAGATTATTGGTGGTGGTGGATACGGTGCTAAAATTCTACCATCACTAAGATGTCTAGATACAGAAGCACTAACCACTATTGGTGCTACCAAGATTGGAACTGGACGTTACGTTGATTGCCCATAATGCCACACGCTGTACCCGCTAACGAATACCCCACAAGTATTTTTAAACAGACTACACCAGATGAAACCCAGACTCTAGCAGATGGTCCTAGGTTTAAGACATGCTGGAAAGGTGAAATGGGACGCTCCCACATTTATGAGCGTATGTTACCTGATAATCAGAATGTAACTCTAAGGATAGATGGTCCTGGTGGAGATGCTGGATTTGCTGCTTTTCAAAGCAATGGATCTATTGTTATTGTTACTGGTGAGAAAAATGTAGAGAAAGGTGCTTCAAGTGGAAAATTATGTATTCATACTCATGGTCAACAACAGAAGCATGAGCAAGTAACACATATAGAATATAATTCTGGTGATGATGGTGAAGAGGCATTGAACATCATTGCATATGGTGATGTTGTCGAAGATGCTATTGGTAGTGAGAGGCACATTAAAGCACAAAAAATTGTTATTTCAGCAGCAGAAGAATTATTTCTGATTGGAAAATCACAGGTTTTCATTCAAGCAGGATCTGCTGGTGGTGGTACAATTCAAATGAATGCTGGAACTATAGAACAAGTTACCAATAACTCCAAAGAAACTATTCTTGGTCAGAAGATGACATTTGGAGCAGGTGAAGAAACATCTGTACAGTTTGACCCTAGGGGATCACAAAACGTTATTTCTCCTGGACATATTAATCACAAAATTCTTGGTGATCATAAGTTATGGGTTGGTGGTGTATCACAGCAAATAAACGCTGGTCTTCCAATGTCTGTACCTTTGGTAAAAGATAGAACAAATACGTATGCTGTAAGGACTTTGGTTGGTAAATCCGAGATCCAATCAGTTGTTGGAACCACTAGTATTAAAGGCATATTAGTTTTCCTTAATTAAGACATAAGTAATACAAAATGTGAATGGGGGCAAACTGGCACAAGGGGGGTTGCTTTTTCGACCTAACCCTGATAAATTGTATACATGCGATGG